CATATCTGATGGTCAAATCAACTGTTCTAAGATCTTCATTTGAATAATCAAGATCTCCAAACTTTGCTGATTTAATAAATGGCTGATTAAGGGTCCACTTTTCTACAACCGCACCATCTGCTTTTAACACTTCAATAACAATTAATTGCAATCCAGCATCAATTGAAGCATTCTTGGAAATAGTGTGAAACTGATCTGGGTCTGTGTTTTCTGGAACCATATAACCAGAATTAATTAAAATCTGGTTCATAACACCAACAGCATCAGGAGAAATGGGATCAACTAAGGTCATTGTAACTTCCGACCACGATACTTTACCGGGGAAATAATACTTACCTCCAAGATAATGATGTTCGGTTTCACCTAGATCAAAAGACGGAGTAGTTACAGTCTTCGCCCACCATAAAATGCCTTCAATTACTGAGTTACCGCTTGCATTATTCGATACGAATTGAATTCTGAATCTAAAGTTTCTTTTAGGTTCTACACCTGCTGAAGTCCAAAAAGCCATTATATTAATCTCCCTTTATTGTAATTAGTATAGATCATTAGAATTGAACTCCGGATCTTGTGATTACAAAGTCAACTGCAATAAACTCAATTGCTTTGGCTGGCTTCACATAGATCTTGGCGTAGAGGATGTTTCTGTCCTGAAGATCTGGAGTGGTTGTGGTTGAATCAAGAACAACTTTGAATTCTGTAATTCCGCCTCGTGCTTTAATTCTGTTAAGCACGCGTTCTGCTCTACTCTTGAACTTGTTCCAAGTAACTTGGATGTTCTGGTCGAACAGAATAGTATTAGCAATTCTGCCGATTCTCTTCTTGAGATAAATCATCATGCGACGAACGTTGATTCTGTCAAGAGCCGATGGAGTCTGCTGGAGTGTCTTCTGACCGAAGATTACAAACTCTCCTTGGAGTCTAGCAATTGGGTTAACATCAAGTTCATAGAGGTCATCACGATTTGCTTTATTCATGGTCTCAACAACTGAAAGCGTGCTAGGTCCGTTGGTTCCACCAAGGTTTGTAAGTCCGCCACGATTGAATCCGGCAGGAGCAAACCAAGGAGCGGTAAGCGCTTGAGATCTCGCAAGAGCACCACAGGCAGCAACCGAAGGAGGAACAGGAGTCACAACTGTATCACCTTTCTGCTGGACTCTAACCCATGGGTGATATGCGGCAGCGTATGAGGAATCAAAGTTTCTGTTTCGAACATCAGAAATAACAGTTGCAAGCGAGCCTTTGCCTTCTAGAGAAGGTGTTGTTTCTGCTGCGGTTGTGTACGCATTCTCAAGGTCAATGATTGCAAGAGAATCTTGACGCTCATCAACAACTTCAATCATTCTATTGGTGATATCAGAGTTGTTAATACCGGGCAGAAGAAGAAGATCCATCTCAACAGTTTCTGGGTCCTCAGCAATATCGAGAGCCTTGTTCAAACTGTAGTATGTGTAACTTGTTGATTCGCTTGATCCAATGACACCACTTCGGTTATTAAAAGGCTCAAGTTCGGTAATTTTAAGCCCATCAAAGCCACCAAAGAGTGGGACAATGAATTGTTTAATTTTTGCATCAATAAGTGCTTGATCACCATTGGTCGCAGTATAAGATGTACCAGCCAGACGAGAACCAGAAACATGATATGCTCTAACATTTGTTGAGTCATAAACAACATCATCAAGTGAGAAGATAAACGAAGTTTCTGTAGCATCGGCAGCAGTGCCTGTATTTGCATGAGCATCAAATCCACGAGGCATTGCTCGGAAAAGATCTCTGTATGATTGATCTAGCAAGTTAGATGAAGAAAGTTGCTGATTAACACCGAACAAGTCGGTTACTTTGTAGTTGGCATTCTGAACGCCTTTTGAATCAACGGTGGTTAGTCTCAACGATGGAAACTTAAATGTGACGATTCTTTCGTCTGCACCATCTTTTGACCCCACAAGAGCAAATCCACTTTGATCAGCATCAGCGATTTCTTCTGGAACACCGGGAAGGTTACCAGAACCAACAACCATTGCATGAACAAGGTTTGAACCGTAATTATCTGGGCTTACTGGTCGTGAATTACTACCAGATAGGCAAAAGTTCAAGAACTTTTGAGGACCGTAGAAACCAAATGGGATTGCATATTCGTCTTGAGGCTGCTGATCATTCTTAAGAGCGTCAGCCATTTCAATTCGGATGTAGTCAGATTGATTGTTGTATTTTCCAACCATATTGAATTTCTTATCACCGTCATCCCAGACCATATTCATATCACCAATTCTTTTAAGAATGTAGTTGTCTGAAACAGGATTCATAGAAAGGTTTGAGAATTGTTCAACAAGCCTTTTGGTTCCCCACTCATAAACACTGAGAGTGAAGGTTGAGTTCTTATTGACCTCGGTCCCAAGTTTGAGGCCTTCGATAGCACAATAATACTGATCTTGAAAGGACTTGCCTTCATGAAGAGCAATAATACGGAAAAGTTTTTCAGCATTTTCTGGAGTATAATTTGTATTGTCCTCAGAAGGATCTCTGTTAATAATCCAGCCAGATTTAGCAGCAGTTGCAGCAAATTCATGATCTGAATATTCTGTCAATGATGGGCGACCAGCACCGGGAACAACGCCGGTTGAACCAGATGCCAGACCAAGCATAATCCCCAATTGCTCTCCTGCTGTACCGGTAGAAGAGCCGTCTCGATTAAGCATTTCTTCAAATGTTTCACCAAGCCAGTAAGTTTTAATATCAGTACTATCGTTAATATTGGAATTGACTTTATGAGGTGTGGTATTAAAAACAGTTCTAATATAATTCTTGCTTCCGGGTGTAAAGTCAAATACAACGTTGTCAACAACAGCACCGTTATTATCTTTAACCAACGCTCTAAAAGTAGAACCATTACCACTTGCAAGAGAATTAATCATCACAGCGGAACCAGTACCTTGCGTAGTTCCAGCATTATCAGCAATTGTACCCGAAAGTTCAATTGAACCTTCGTTAACATAGAAAATTGCCGCAAGCGAACCACTAGAATTGGCTTGAGGGCTTGAACTGGAGGGAGCAACGAAAAGACCAAAAGCACCACCTGATGCAGAGTATGCTGTATCAAGGCTGTTGGCAGTATCCCACCCTGCTCTACCGGCAGTGGTTGCATTATCTGACTGTTCACCCAAAAGACGAACGAAAGTAATTGGTGTATCGTTTGCTGCAAGCCATGCTTCAGCAGCAATACCAGCGTAAGTTGGAGCAACAGTGTTGCCTTGTCTCCAAATATCCATTGGGCCGGGCTGTGGGCCATATACAGGATTACCAAATACTGTGACAAAATCATCAAACGATTGGATTCTAATTGGCTTCATTGAAGGTCCACGAAGGGCACGACCAATTAAAAGCGGACCGTCTTCCTGCAATTGTGCTGGAACAGTGCTTTGATCAACCTCGGTCAATTGGATGCCGGGAGAAATAAAATCAAACTTTCTAGGCATTAATATACTCCTTATAAATTTATAATCATATTAAATAGTATCGATTAGGATCAATAGTAATTATTCTCGGTATTTCTGTTTATTTACAGTGCGCCATGGTAATTGGTCTCCAACCATGACCCTTTCTCTACTCATTTTAACTTCAACATAGTTCTCTCTAACGACAACTTTTGGCTTTTCTCTGTTAACACCTTCGCCCATTAAATATCCTAAAACTTTAATTGTAACTTTGGTCTCGAAGTATCTTTCATCTTCGCCAAGATTAACAATGTTTGATTCTGGGTTGAAGTCTTGCTGAATAAATGCCTCGTATCTGTGGCCATCATTATCAAATAAGAAATGATTTACACCGCCTGTCCGAGTAACAAAAGGCGTGATAATTTCATTTAATTGCTGAAGGTATTCAGTTCTTACGGTAATTTCATAATTACATGTGACATAAGTTGGGAGAGGCATTTCAATTGTCTCATAGACAATCTTCTTATTATTGGATCTGCCTGTATGGTCTCCGGTTTGAAGTTCTCGAGCCTTATCAGCGTTTGCAAAGTTTCTTGTTTTAGTTTGAACAATACGGCGAGTTACAGCGGTTGCACCGCCTTTGTAGTCAGAATTGTCAGGCAAGTGTGCGTAATGAGTGCCTCGAAAAGAAGGATCTTTCACCATTGAAGTTCTGTGAATTGATATAATTGGCAATTTTAATTTACCAGAGGAGTCACGCAGATCTTTATTATTTTTAATTGGGAATGATCGTTCCGCTGATAACCAAAGACAAGGAACTTTTTTAAAGCCGGCGTTTGTCGTTGTATGAAGGTCTAGCGACTCATTCAGCCAGTTATACAAACCAACGTCAATTGTCTCAATTGTCGAGGGCAAAAATGGAATCTCTTCTACTTCACTCACCGTTAAATACTCCGTCTCTTGCCCTAGTGCAGGTTGCAGTAACTTCAAAGCGATGTTCGA